GTCTAAGAATTTAGAAACAGGTGGAAGATAGAATGACAGGGGGAGGTTTACTTGCCTTGGTTGCATATGGTTCCCAGAATGTAATTCTTTCTGGAACTCCGCAAATGACATATTTCTATAAGACATTTCGCAGATATACCCATTTTGCAACGGAAAATGTAACAACGGCGATGGATGGACCCAATGAACTCTATTTTGATCGCCCCATTCAGCTTCGTGCAAAGATCCAGCGTGTAGGCGATCTTCTCTGCGATCTCTATTTCACCTTTACGATTCCGGATATCTATAGCAAATACATCACTCCGAATCCAACGGCCCGTGTAAATCAATATGAGTTTACATGGGTTCGGTATCTCGGCGCTGCCATCATCCAGAAGGCCGCCTTTTTCGTTGGAGGACAGAAAATCCAGGAATTCGATGGTGCCTATCTTCTTGCAAAGGCCATGGCCGATTTATCTGTAGATGAGTTTGAGAAGTGGCGCGTACTCGTGGGCGACACAGATGAATTGATGAATCCGAGTAAGGGAATTTACGCAGGTGGCCAGACTGCATCCGGATATCCCAGCGTCTATCAAAATACACAGGTAGATATTAATAATCAGGCTAATCGTCCTTCTATCTTCGGCCAGGAGATCCATGTTCCTCTCAGTTTCTGGTTCTCGGAGGCATTCTCGAATGCCCTTCCTCTTGTAGGTCTCCAGTATCACGAGTGCGAGGTCCAGATCACCCTCAACCCGATTGAACAGCTCTATACCTACCTGGATCCTACTGGAAATCGTGTGGGCCCTAGCTACACAGTGTCTTCACCCACTTCAAGTTCTTATCTCAATATCCCCACGTATGCACAAAGCACCGATTCAAATGGGCGTATCAGTGCATTTCTAGCCGACTGGGGAGTTACACGTCCTTCAACGGACCAGTTCTACATCAATCCGCGAATCCAAGCGACCTACGTGTATCTCCCCACAGATGAACAGCGCATTTTTGCAACCTCTCCTCTTTCCTATGTGCTTACACAGGTTACGCCGCAGGTCTTTACCGGCTTAACCGTACGTAAGACTCTTGATATTGAGATTCACAATCCAATCACACGCCTTGTCTTTTTACCAAAGAGATCAGACTCTTCTGCACGCAACGACTTCTCCAATTTCACAAACTGGTCGACGTATCCTTTGCCTCCGTACAATCCCAATCCGAGCTTTCCCCTTCAAGGAATCCAGTCGCAGGCTCTTGCATCGGGTCTCATTGTACCGAATGGCCAAATTGGAATTGTACGTGCTCTTCGTGTTCTGTGTGATGGAAATGAAATCCAACAGGAGAAAACGGTAGATTATTTCACGAAAATCACTCCGTGGAAGTACATGAAAGGACAGACAAAGAACCTTTTCCCAGTCTATTCATTCGCCCTTCACAGCCCAGGTGTCCAACCTTCTGGAAGTATCAATGCAAGTCGTATTCGCAATTTCCAGGTAGAGATTGATGTATTTGAGCTTCCTGCGAATACATCGTACACCTATGATATTACGATCTATGTTGAAAATATTAACTTTTTTGAGGTGGCATCAGGTATGGGTGGCGTTAAGTATGCCATCTAGTGCTTGACCTTTCGGGTCTTTCCCTCCTCTCGCATGTCCTTCAGTTTCACCTCTGCACGTCCAGAGGCCTTGCTCAAGTTGAGCTTGGCAAACTCAGGATACTTCGCCACGATCCACTTCGCCCCCTCTAAGATACCCTCGGGCGAACGAATATCTCCCTTTCCCTTGTACTCCTGGAGCCCACCCTTCTCCGTATAGTAGGCCGTCTTGGGCGCAACGAAATTCATGCGAACCACCGCACCATCCGCCTTGTAAAAGAGAATGCTGCTCTCATAATCGTCCTTGTGCCCCATCTTGTTGAGCTTAACACCCTTCGGCCCCTTTGTTCCAGGATTGAAGAATCCCTCGAAGCAGGCAATGATATATTTCAGGTCCGTGGTTACCCGATCATTCATGAAAAAGCCATTCGCAACGGGATAGACACCCCAGAGACGGCACCCAGCCTTCTTGCACTCGTCGAAACCGCGTTGGATGATTTTCTTGAGATCTCCGAGCTTCTTCTCGCTACGCGGCGCCTTTGCATCGTACTCGAGGAATCCCTGGATATCATCATCCATGGACACGATAGGCTTGCCAATAGGAAAGTAATCGTAAATGAAATTACGGACAGGACCAATCCCTTTCACACCCACAATGATCTTTCCATACAGTTTCGGGTCGAGCGTCTCCTTATACACCTTCTCCTCATCCTTGTTCGCCACGAAAATATGGATGCGACGAGGCTCAATACCGTAGTGGCTGAGAAGAGGAAGCGTCTTCTCTTTTAATGTATCTGCCCTCTTATACGAGGGAATCGCCACCACAAAGTCGTGGAGTTTATTTTTCCGCGTGGGGCTCATGCTATTGTCTTGCGAGAAAAAAAAGGGCAACCAGTATCGTCGTGACTAAAAATAAGGAAGTTAAAACTTCCTTATTTTTATGTCATACGACCAACTAACCGATGAATCTTAAAATTAAGAAAGCTCTTTGAGCTTCCTTAATTTTAACTTCATATGGTAGGGGCTATGAGCTGGAATATATTTGGCACTACACCGGATCCGAATCAAAACAATCTTGCCATTTCATCTGAGTTTTCACAATTAGGCAGTGCCATCAAAAAAGGTTCTGATACACTTGCTATTGTAAAACAAATTCCCGGAGTTTTGCAAACAACAATCGATGACTATACAGCGATTGTTACAGATATAGATACATACCATAAAGGTCCCGCCGCTTCAGACACGTTAACAAACATTAATTCGAAGCGCAGTATATTTGAGCGGCAAACGCAGCAGTTTGTAGAGAAAAGTCAAGCAGATGTAAAAAACAAGGTTGATATTGATGCAGCAGTTGAAGAAAAGCAGAAGGAGCCCATCGATATCCAAGGAGAGGCGACAAGGACTGCATTACATACAGTCTATTGGATACTATTTACAGGCTTTGTTCTCTTTGCTGGATCAGCTGGAAGTAATCTAGCAGGTCAACTTTATAAGCACAGTGGCGCCTATACTCTATACTATTTCATTTTTACTGCAGGGCTTGCTGCAGCCTACAGTATCGCAGTTTCCTGGGGAGTCCCCTATCTACTCTCCTATAAAGATAGCCAGTTTGCACGTTTACTATCGCTCATTGTATTTCAGCTTTTCTGCCTCGCCATCTTTTTTTCAACGAGCGTGAGCAAAGTCCTTGCGTTTAGGGCTTGGCTACTTCCTCTATTCGAAGGAAATCGTGGCCTCTTTTCATATTCTGGACCTTCAAAACCTTTACCTATTCCTAGTGTTCTTCCAGTGTCTGTTCCAACACCTACAGTGCATGTAAACCACACGGTAGATAGTTTGCTAAGGACTGCAGCAAATACTAGTGTAACAGGCGCATTCAGTGCTCCTGCCACCGTTGGGCAAGCAACGGACTTAACGGGTAAACGCCTTATCTAGATAGATGAGTGTCCCCCCCAAAGATCCTAATTTCCCTTTTGTATCGGTGATTACTCCCACCTATAATCGCAAACGATTCATTCCCAGCCTCATCCGCTGCTTCCTAAGCCAAACATATCGCAAGGAATATATGGAATGGATCGTCTACGATGATGGAGATGAACCCGTCGAGGATATTTTCAACCAATACAAGGACCAGCTCCCCAACTTCCGTTATCTGTACGATCCTGAGAAGAGAAACATTGGCGCAAAGAGAAACCTTCTGAATAAGGCGGCACGTGGAGACATCATCGTTGCCATGGACGACGATGATTACTATGTACCGGATCGCGTGGCCGCGGCAGTTGCAGCCTTCAAGAGAAATCCCAAAGTCCATCTTGCAGGTTCCTCCGAGATCTATATGTATTATACTGATATACAGACTATTTACAAGCTCGGCCCCTACCACGCGAACCACGCAACGAATGGAACGATGGCGTGGACAAAGGCCTACGCAGTTTCTCACGAATACGATGAAACGGTTACACATGCCGAAGAAAAATCCTTCCTGGAAAATTATAAGAATCCAATGATCCAGCTTGATCCATTGAAGGTGATGCTTGTGATGAGCCACACTGAGAATACTTTTGATAAGAAGAAGATGCGTGAGGAAAAGAATAACCCTTTCGTAAAGAAGACAGCGATGCAGTTGGAGGAGTTCATCAAGGATCCTGTCTTAAGAGACTTCTTCAGATCAGCCTAAACATACCTCTAAAACTTTATAGAGAATGCGTACTCCCACAGAGGTATTCTTTGGTATTCAGAATGATGTCTATACTAGGCAGCTAGTAGACTCATCTCCCCAGATAGCCTCCACAAGTCCTTATCTGAAAGTATCTCTGAGGTCCCATCAAGCTGCTGCGATTCATGCAATGGATCTTCAGGAGACACAGCTTACGAATGGAATGGATATTTCGGGTGAGAAACTCTTTTCATCCTGGGCTCTCCTTGGAGATAGTGTAGGTGTAGGTAAATCTCTCATGATTATGGGACATATTGCACATATAAAGGAGAAAAAGATGGCCCTCAAGGGAATCCCAGTTGTATCTCCCTATGTATCGAATATGATGTTTAGCATTAAAGATGTAACCTATACTGATCTTTCTGAAGCCCCGCCCCTTATTATGGTTCCGCATACTCTTTACAGACAGTGGACCACCTATATAAAAGATCAATCCAAACTAAAACCCTTTCTGGTTCCTACGAAACGTGTATTAGAGTCCGATGATTTCTTTACAAGGCTCTTTTCAAGTGATTTAATTCTCATTTCAAATACGTTAGCGAAGCCCTTTTACGATAAGATTGCGAAGCATAAGATTCGTTTCCAGAGAGTCTACATTGATGAAGCAGATTCTATAAAACTTTCCCGCGATGACCACCTCCATACACACTTTACATGGCTCATTACTGCAAGTTGGCCAAGTATTCTCTTTTCAAATCACGGTTCACCCATTTATTTCTATTATAATA